TTTTTCCTGAGCGTAATAGTTATGATCCACAAAATCCAGGTTGGGGATGGATGTCAAATAACTCTGTAGAAGTTTCTGTTGGTCAAGACCTTTCTGCGATTGTCGATGGCATAGCTAGAAATGGTGAGCCAGGCGTTATTTGGATGGATATGGCCCGTAAGTATGGGCGTCTTGCAGATCCAGCAAACAACAAAGATCACAGAGTAGTTGGGTTCAACCCATGTGCAGAGCAGTCTCTAGAGTCATACGAGTGCTGCACCCTAGTAGAGACATATCTAGGTAGACACGACTCACTAGAAGACTACAAGCGTACTCTTAAGTTTGCCTATCTTTATGCTAAAACAGTAACTCTTCTTCCGACTCACTGGGAAGAGACTAATGCCATCATGCAAAGAAATCGCCGTATTGGAACTTCTATGTCTGGAGTTGCAGACTTTGCTGACCGTGTAGGTATTCCAGTGTTGCGTGAGTGGATGAATGAGGGCTATAAGACAATAAGTAGATACGACAATATATACTCAGAATGGCTTGGCATTAGGGAGTCTATTAAGATGACCACTGTAAAGCCTTCAGGAACCGTCTCTATCCTCGCTGGAGAGTCTCCTGGCGTCCACTGGACACCAGGTGGCAAGTACTTCAACCGTGCTATTAGATTCTCTAATGAAGACCCAATGCTACCCCTATTCAAGATGGCAAACTATAGAGTTGAGCCAGCTTCAGAATCACCTGATACAACAACTGTAGTATTCTTCCCTATCAAGTCAGATGCGCAACGTGCAGAACGTGATGTTACAATCTTTGAAAAGATGTCATTAGCAGCAGTTGCACAAAGATACTGGTCAGATAATTCAGTTTCCGTTACCGTATCATTTGACCCAGAAACTGAGTCTCAACATGTGGGAACAGTACTACACATGTACGACGGACAGCTAAAGACAGTTTCCTTTCTTCCTTCTGGAAATTTTACTTATCCACAGATGCCGTATACTCAGATCACAGAAGAAGAGTACCGTGAAGATGGAGAGATGAAGCTGTTCCCAATTGACTTCTCTGGAGTATATGCTGGAATGGCAGCTGACGCAATAGGTGAATCCTACTGTACTACAGACTCTTGCGAGATCAGACTAATTAAAGATAATCAATAAGGTAGTCATGGCAAAAGAGGAAGACTCTAATATAGACAAAATTTTTAATGAGATGATGTCAAACAATTCTATTGAAGATGTCAACGATTTAAATAAGTTTGGTACAATAAAAGAATTAATTCATATGCAAGAGTCGCTAATGGAATCGTTACTGAATGTCAATTCTCTGATATACTCTATGTACACCGATTCAGAATATATAATCTCTGAAGAAGTAACGGAACTACTGGGTCCTCTATATAAAATAAGTGAAGATTTTATCGCTGAGATGATAGAATTAAATGTTATATTTGAATTAAGTCAACATCTAGAAGATGAAGATGATGAAAGTGAAGAAGAAGATTATGATGGAGAAACCGATTAATTTAATAGATGTTTTAGATAAAGGTTATGTAAGACTTGTCGACAATATGGGGAGTGATCTTTCTGTAGTAAATGCAGCTAGAGCTTCTTTTGCAAAAGAGAAAGATTCAATGACTCCATCTGATGGAAAGTTAATTAACTTTTTGGCAAGAGAAAATCACATGTCTCCATTCAGACATGCATTTATGACATTTGAATTTAAAGCTCCACTAATGGTAGCTAGACAACACTGGAAGTATGTTGTTGGATCTGACCATACTATGGATTCTTGGAATGAATCTTCAAGAAGATACATAACTATGGAGCCAGATTTCTATATCCCAGAGTCTAACGAATGGAGACTGGCACCAGAGGATAAGAAGCAGGGCTCTCAGGGCATAGCTGATCCTTTTATAGGATCAACACTAACAGATTCCCTAATGTCTTATGTTGAAAAAGGTGAAGCTTTATACAAAATGGCAATGGAGCAGGGGATTGCTGCAGAGCAGGCTAGACTATTCTTGCCAGCTTATTCAATGTATGTAGTGTATAGATGGTCTTGCTCTTTGCAGTCAGCTGTACTATTCCTCTCGCAAAGACTCGCTGAGGATTCTCAGGTTGAGATACAGGAATATGCAAATGCAGTCTATAGACTTGTGCAGCCACTTTATCCAGTCTCTATGTTGGCATTAATGGGATCGGGGTCTTAATGATGTTGTTTATAAAAATTACTTTATTTGCACTCCTGCTTGTGATGTCTACTAACCTACAAATACTAGCTCAAATTGAAAAGAATAAAAGAGACAAGAACATAGCTGTAGTCTCTAGCATAATTGGAGCAATCCTGCATGGAATAATAGTTTTTATTTAGCTATATGTTATCTAGAAAAGACTTACAATTCATGGAGCTGTGCGTTCAGCATGCAGCAATATTTTCAACCTGTAGCAAGAAAAAGTATTCTGCTTTTCTAGTAGACGAGTCTGGCCATATTGTAGGGACGGGCTATAATGGCGGACCTAAAAATTTTACGCACTGTTCTGATGGTGGCTGTCCAAGAGCTTTATTAAATTCTGACTCAGGATCAATGTATGATAACTGTATTGCAACACACGCTGAGCAAAATGCTTTCCTTCATTCAGACTACAGCTCTAAGCCAACAAAGCTATATGTTAATGGACCTCCATGTTTTACTTGTGCAAAATTAATAGCAAATTCTACTGTAATAAAGTTGTATTATATGCATGATGATAGCTATAATGATTGGGTTAACATAAAAGCTTTCTTAAATAAAGCAGGAGTAGAAACGATCATGGTAAATTAATGGCTGCTGGAAAATTAAATTATGTAGTTGTATACAACGGATTAAGTCAGGTCTTTGGTTGTGCTTCCAAGAAGATTGCGCTAGAATCAGCTCCACCAGAAGGATATTCTTTAAAGGATAAAAAAATTCTATTCATTACATTTGAACCGGACAGCGAGAACCTTTGTGTTTATGTAGTCCCAGAACAAGAAGTACAAACAGCAGAAATAAAAAAGATAAAACAAGACGATGACTAAAAAACAAAATCAAAAAAAGAAGATATCATTAAAGATTAGCTCTGGAGAAGCAGCTTTTGTTGCTAAGCTAGAGACACTTAATCACATAGCTAGTACATATACCACTATTGCTAATGAGAGTAAGTCAGAAAAAGACAAGTTGGAATATTACGATATTGCCAATAGTATATACGAGTGGTCTGCAAAGACATACTTTAACGCAGAAGATGGGTACGATGATGAAGAATGGTAAATCAATGATATTTTTAGCTGGATGCTTTTGCATAGGCTACTTAATAGCAAAAGGTCAAGATAAGCCAAAGGAAAGAAAGACAGTTACTGCTCAGCAGTACAAGAATAGGCTAGAAGAATTCTGTCTATATGATCTAGAAAAAGCAAAAAAAGAATATGATGAGTTCATAGGGATGGGATTTACTGAGTTAGATTCTTTTGAACTTACAGTTGTAGCAAGAATGAGTATTTAATAAATTATGATTGACCTATGTGTAGTAAACTATAATACAAGAACGTTGCTCCAAAGATTTTTGGACACTTTGCATTCAGACTTGCATACCCCAAATGGTATAACTGAAAAGAATTGGAATCTATATATTACTGATAATGATTCTTCGGATGATTTCATTCCATGGATGAGAGAGAATGAAGAGCGATACGAAATAGATAGAACATATTTAAGACAAAATATTGGATACTCTGCAGCTACCAACATGATGGCTAGTAAGTCTTCTGGTGACATAATCGGAGTTCTTAATGGTGATGTTTGGATGACTTCAGAGGATTGTATGAAGATAGAAAATATATTTAATCAAAATCCAGATATCCATATTCTTGGGCCAAAACAAAGAGATGAGAATGGCTTCATAACTCATGCAGGCATTGTGGGAACAAACACTGAGCCAAAGCATAGGGGCTGGAGAGAGCACGATCCAGAAAATAAACTGTACAAGGATAGAATTAGTTGTGTCACAGTGTCTGGATCAGCATACTTTGTACGAAGAGATATATGGGAGGCGATGACTAACAATGCTAAGTATAGAGAAATATATCCAGACGCAATAGGTGCATTCTTGCCAACTCCACATTATTATGAAGAGACTTGGTGCTCGTATTTTGCAAGACATCTTGGCTACAATGTAGTCTATGATGGCTCTGTGTCAATAGGGCACAGCTGGCATGCAAGTACTCCAAAGCCAGGAGAAGGAATCAGCCATGCTGATAAATACTTTCCTATAAGTAGAGAGATATTCAGAAAAGCTTGTGACCACATAGGAATAGAAAGAGACTAATAGTGTCTATCAAAACATACGGATCTCTTTTTGCAGGAGTAGGTGGAATAGATCTTGGTTTAGACCAATCAGGGTTAGACTGTTTATTCCAGGTAGAAATAGATGAGCACTGTCAGCAAACTCTTTCTTATCATTGGCCAAATGTTCCAAAGTTTCGTGATATTAAAGACGTCAGTGGATACGATCTGCCATTTGTTGATGTGATAACGTTTGGATCACCATGTCAGGACCTTTCTGTTGCAGGTAAAAGAGCAGGGCTTGATGGTGAAAGATCAGGTTTATTTTTTGAAGCAACAAGAATAATTAAAGAAATGAGAGAAAAATCAAATGGACAATACCCTAAATGGTCAATCTGGGAAAACGTCACAGGGGCCTTATCTTCCAACGGAGGTGCCGACTTCGGGCAAGCCCTCCGTGAAATGGATGAAGCAGGGGCGTGTCTCAGTGAGTGGGCAGTCTTGGATGCTCAATACTTCGGAGTCGCCCAAAGAAGAAGACGTGTATACCTCCTCTCTGTCTTCGATACTGCAATTGCCTCAAGATGTCCAGACAAAATACTCCCTGTCAATGAAGGCAGCCCAGGGGATTTTAAGAAGAGTCTCAAACAAGGGCAAGAAGCTGCCAGAGAAGTTGCAAACTGCCTTAGAAGTGGTGGCGAAGGGGGAGTCCCATCAAGTCGAGGAGAGAACTTAGTAGTAGAGATCGTTGGGGCATTACAGGCTAGAGATTATAAGGGTGTTGGAAACCAGTACGTATCTGAAAATAAACTAGTAATTGAATCTAAAGCAATTATTCTTGATGGAACAAGAGTCAATAATGTCAGAACCTACGAAGATGATATTGCCCCGTGCCTAACCCGTAGGATGGGAACTGGGGGTAATACAGTCCCGATGGTGTCTCCACAGCCAACTACAAACATACGTCGCTTAACGCCATTGGAGTGCGAAAGACTAATGGGTTGGCCTGACAACCATACTCTTAATAGAGCTGATGGAAAAATTAATTCAGACTCAGCACGATATAAGATGTGTGGCAACGGAGTCGCAAGTCCTGTGATAAAATGGGTAATAGATCAAATAAAAGAAATATAGAAAGATGTTAAAATGACAGAAAAATTAAATCCATGGGTATATAATGCAGAGATAAAAAAAGTAGTTGATGGAGATACGTTTGATATCATCATTGACCTAGGTTTTGATACTCTTAAGAAGGGTAGAGTTAGGCTTTATGGGGTGAATACACCAGAGAGCCGTACTGCAAACATTGAGGAAAAAAAGATGGGCCTTGCAGCAAAAGAATTTACTGACCAATGGTTGACAGCTGCAAATCATAAGGTTAAGATAGAGACCATCATAGACAAGAACGAAAAGTACGGAAGAATACTCGCTAAGGTTTATAATGAATCTGGTGCATGCCTCAATACAGATATAGTTGCATCAGGATTAGCTAGAGAGTATTTTGGCGTAGGAGACAAAACGTTCACTGAGTTCAAGAAAGACAAGTAGTGCAAACATTTTTACCATACCCTGATTTTGTTAAGTCAGTTCAAGTATTAGACTATCGCCGGTTAGGAAAACAACGTGTTGAAACATATCAAGTTCTTAATGTTCTACTCGAAAGAACGCATACGAAAGGCTGGCGCAATCATCCAGTCACTCGCATGTGGTCTGGTTACGAAGAAGCATTAAAAGTATATCAAAACCATACTATTGCTGAGTGGATGAATCGTGGCTATAAAAACACTATGGCGTTTGAAGAAGTTAACACTAGTCAGATAATTCTACCACCATGGTTTGGCCATGATCAATTTCATCGTTCACACAGATCTAATCTTCTTAGAAAAGATTACCAATATTATTCTGAGTACTTTGACGAGCCATCAGATTTAGAGTATCATTGGCCTGTATGAGTATTACGGTTTATTTAGCTGGCGCTATGGATTATGTTGGCGACTATGCAAAAGGATGGAGACAAGAAGCTACGTTCATGTTATCTCAACGTGGATATAAGGTTCTTGACCCAACATCTATACCAGAAGACTACACAATGTCTGCAGATGAAATTGTGCAAAAGAATATTTTTATGCAGAAGAAATCCGATATTCTTCTGGTAGAATACATGCTAGAAGATAGAGCTTATATAGGAACTGACTATGAGATGGCATGGGCTAAAATTCATGATCAACCAGTAATTGTTATGTGCTCTAACCAAAATAAAGATCGTCCATATATGAAATATATGGCAACAAAACTTGCAGAGAACCTGCAAGATGCTATAGAATATATAGCAATCCATTATCCAACAAAATAAGAAGGAAAATAAAATGTCAGATAACAAGTTCAAGTACTTTGCAGTTACTACCACAACACTTGTAAAAGCAAATAACAAGACAGACGCACAGAAGCTTTCTATGGGTCGTCGTGGAATTACAGGAGAAGTACTGTTTAATACTACAGATATTGAGCGAATTTCTTCTGTTGAAGCTCGTGATCAAATCGAAGAGCTTACAGCTTAATAGTCCATGTACGTAAAGGGCTAGGGGTGGCGAATCCCTAGCCCTTTTTTACTTAAGAGGTAATAATGATAATCGCTCAAATGGTTGGAAAAAACGAAGCTGATAGATTCTTAGAGCCAGTGCTTGAAAGACTATCTGCGCAAGTAGACAAAATAATATTCACTGATGACTGCTCTACAGATAACACAATAGAAATAGCTTCTAAGTACGCCGAAGTTTTTAGTTCAAACAAATCAATGTTTAACGAAAGCGAAGGAAATTTAAGATCAACTGCATGGAAGAATTTAGAAAAGTTTGCAACAGAGGGTGACTGGATAGTTGCAATAGACTGTGATGAAATGCTTTTTCATGAACACGATATGGAGCTAAGAGATGTTCTTAACAGATCTCCTTACGATGTGGTTAACGTAAGATTTTATCACATGTGGAATGATACTCAATATAGAGTAGACAAGCTATGGACCCCAAGCGATAGTTCTAGAATCTTTAGGTATCAAAATGGCGGAACATTTTTCGACAAGAAACTGGCGTGTGGTTCAGAACCTACCTATGTGCCTCAACTGGTGCGATCTCATAATTTCTGGAGAGCATCAAAACTAATGATGCAACACTTAGGCTATGTCCGTGATGAAGACAAGAAATCTAAGCACGAAAGATACATGACCCTGGATGCAGGTGAGTTTCATAACATAAATCACATTCAATCTATAGCCGACCCTAACCCTGTACTAATGAACTGGAATAAATAAAATGGAAACTTTAACCGAAAAGCAAACTATCATCAAGGTAACAGAACTACTAGAAAAAAAGAATAGGTTTGCATTCGTGACCTATACAAGATCTTCTTTGTTCACAGCTATTGGAGAACTAAAGGGTGATAAGAAACCACCAAAAAACTTTACCAATGCTATTCTTTCTGGGTTAACAAGCTCTGATCCTATGTTTATTAAAGCATCTCAAAAAGATTTTCTAGAAACATTTGAAGATAAACTTAATAGAGTTGGTCTTAGTAATCAAAAGTTTGCAGATGCAGCCTTCTTGGAAAATTACATTAATAACAACGAAGAAGTATTTAAGATATTCATGTCTCACTACCTTAAGCACACAAAAACTTTAGTGATTAGCTTTCAGTACAAGAGTCTTATATCAAAGTACTTCTCTAAGGACTCCGCTTTTATTCACGTTCCTTATAATGATTTTTACGAAAAGATAGATAGTGTTATGTCTCAGATATCTGAATTTAGTAATGAGTATGATTTCTGTGTATTGGATTGTCCAATGTTCAGCTCTGCTATTGCTCCTAAGATATGGGAAACAACAAAGATGTCTATACTGGACTTAGGAAAGTCTTTGACAGTAGCAAGAGCCGTAGCTAAAGCTAAGGTATAAGGATCATGCCCAAGAGTAGTTGGGATGAGATAAAAGACGATGATGAGTTCTTGACGGATCTTTTGTTTGATACAAGTCTATCTTTAAATCAGATAGCAAAAGAAATGTCAATAACAATTCACGAGCTTAACAAAAAGATTAATCACCTTGGCTTATCCTGGATTAAAGAACATCACAAAAAGATGTCTAGAGGCCAAGCTGCATTAACAGCTATAATGGCAAAACTTTTACCAGGTGAAAAAGTAGTAAATGAATTCCATATAGGCGAAAAGCTAAGACTGGATGTATACTGCGAGAAGTATGCTATAGCAGCAGAGTATCATGGCAGACAGCATTTCTATTATACTCAAAGATTCTTTGATTCAAAATATGACTTTGAAGAAGCACAAAAAAGAGACGAGATAAAAGCAAAGCTATGCAAGGAGCAAGGAATTGCCCTAATAGTATTTCGCTATAACGACATGCTTACTGAGGAATCAGTGTATAATAGAATGCTAGATGCCATAAGAAATTCTGAGCATGTTAAAAAAGAAACATTTAAAAAATCTGCTAAAGAGAACCCTGCCTACATAGCAGCAAAAAAAAAGAATTCAGAAAATAAAAAATCCTATTATAGGAAAGTGAAAGAGTCAAAGAAAAATGGCAATTGAAGAAGTCCAGCAAGAACAAGATTCTGTCAAGCCAGAGTATCCAATTGAGTATCAGATATTTGCTCT